AAGCCTCCGCGAAATGCTGACGGACCTCCGCGTGGAGGCCCGTCTCAGTGCGAATGCGGCGCACGGCAGCCACCTTGAACCGGGGCATATCTCGCGCCTCCGCCGGGTTCAGGAAGAACTCTACCTGACCCCGGACTGGAAACCTCTCCAGATCCGAGACACGACCAAGACGCTGTCCCCTGGACAGCGCACGATTGCGCTGCCCGAACGTCTGTCTCAGCGCGGACTAGACGCGGTCTGGGCTCGCCCCGCCGGGACCAAGCAGTGGTGCCGGTTGATGTACGGCATCACGCCAGACCATTTGTCGGCCTCAGACAGCGACGCAGACGAGCGCAAAGAGCTGATCCGGCGCTTTGCGGCGTATCAACCCAGCGGCGGGGAGCAAATCACCTCCGATGAAATCGAAGTCTGGCCCATTCCGATCGCCTCGACGGAGCTCATGTTCCTCGGCGAGCAAAAACTTATGCCCCTGGTGGACCCCGAAACCGATTACTCCACGATCGACGGCCCCCTCGTGGTCCTTCACACCGCCGCCGAGCTTCTGGCGGGCCAGAAGTCCGAAGACACGCCGATCGTCCTAGAGCGCGCCCGGTCGCGCTTTCAGTTCATCAAAAGCCAGCACGCCGCACTGGACAACCGGCAGTTCAACCTGTCTGGGCCAACCCCCGGCGCGCGTGCCCCCCGGCGCGGCATCGACTATATCGAGAGCTGACGCATGGCGTATCTTGTCCTCGAAGACTTTGCCGCCGGGATCGACCTCCGCCGGGACATGCTAACGGCTCCCCCCGGAACGCTCCGGACACTGACCAACGCGTTCGTGAACGCCGGGGGCGAGATCGAGAAGCGGAAGACGCTCACCGGCATCGGCACCCTACCAACAGGGACAACCCACGGCCTCGCCGCAAGCGGCGCCGGGCTCGTGGTATTCGGCACCGTCAGTCCCGGAGCGGTCGGCACCCTGCCGGATGAAGTCACATACCAGGAGCTGGACGAGGCAGGCGACGGCGAGACGATCGACAAGATCATCGACGTGGAGAGCTTCGGGACGTCGCTGTATGTCGTCGCGCTGTTCACAGACGGCGAGTACCGCCATTTTCTCGACGGGACCCGCATCGACCCGTTAGACGTCGCAGGGACCAATGTCCGAGCCCACAAGAGCAAGATGTACTCTTGCGACGAGCGTAACTTGCGCTTCTCGGCGGTCCTCGACGCGGCGGATTGGACTACCGCCGCAGGCAACGGGATCATCGACCTCAACTCGCAAGACACGGGCGACGTCAACCTCGTCGGTATGGAGGAATACTACGGCAGCCTCGCGCTCTTTGCGCGCAACCAGGTGCAGATCTGGATCATGGACGCCGACCCGGTGCAGAACAACAAGCAGCAGACCCTCGGGAATATCGGGCTTATCGGCCCGCACGCCGCAGCACGGTACGGAAACGGCGACGTGCTGTTCCTGTCTGACACCGGCATCCGGTCGCTGCGAGCGCGCAACAGCTCAAACGCCGCCGTCCTGTCTGACCTCGGGTCGCCGGTGGACGCCTTGGTCAAAACGCTGCGGGACACGCTAACCCCGGAGGCCGCGCAGGAGATCCGCGCGATCGTTGATCCTTTGTCTGGGCACTTCTGGCTTGTCTGGGGCACCCAGATTATCGTCCTGGCGCAGTATCTGAACTCCAAGATCACGGCGTGGAGCACGTTCCAACTGGCCACGGCCCCCGAATACGTCGTCGTAGCCGGGTCGCGCATCGCCATGAGACAAGGCGAGGAGCTCGTCGTCTACGGCGGCGTCGCCAGCGGAACGAACCCCTTCGATTTTAACGTGCCGGTCAACCAGGGCACGCCGCACGGGTCCGAAGTGGTCGAAGTGGTCACGCCATTTTTGGACCTGGACAAGCCCGCGACAACGAAAAAGTGGGACGGGATCGATATCGCCGCCATCGGCACGTGGGAGGTCCAGGTCAACCCGGATCCGAACCGCGAAGACGAGTGGCTGACAGTCGCCCGGATCACGCGTTCGACCTTCTATGAGGAGCGGATCCCCCTCGACATGGAAAGCACGCACATTGCCTTACGCCTGCTGTCTAGCGGCAGCGGCGAGGCCAAGCTCATGTCGCTTGCGGTCCATGCCGAGGGAGGCGACGAGGGTTGAGGAGGGTCGAGCTCCGCGCAGAGCCCCCCTTTGAGGACATGCTGGAGATCACGAGTAACCTGCGAGCGCGGGACCGGGAGGAGCTTTTCGCCACCGAATACGGCGAGGACCCGGCGGCCCTCGCGCGGCAGGCCGTGGCGTCGGGGGCGTTTCGCTGGGGGGCGTACCTTGAGGGCGAACCCGTCGCGGCCATCGGCGCGCTGCCGCGTTGGCCCAATGTCTGGACGATGTGGGCCTACGGCACCGACGACTGGCCCAAGGTCGTGATCTCTGTGACCCGGCACGCCCGCCGGTTTATGTTGCCCGCGATCGTGAACTCTGGTGCGCATCGCGCGGACGCGGTCGCGTTGGCGTCACACACAGACGCCAGACAGTGGCTGGAGTACCTCGGGGCGGAGGAAGAACATACCCTTGACGGGTGGGGCAAAAACGGGCAAACCTTTGTCAGTTATGTCTGGACGCGACAACACGCCAAAGAGCTGATCAGCACTTACACCTGACAGCGACAGACCGAGCCACGATCAAGCCCCGCGCCACTTGATCACGTGCCCGGACCCCCGGAGAACCCGGAGCAGGCCCAGTGTGCGGTAGCAGTCCCAAAGTTGATACATCGGTTCAAGACCAGATGCTCGCCGACAGCCAAGAGGCGCGGCGTAAGGAAGAAGGACGTCAGGCGCGTATCAAGGATGGAACCGGGCAGATTAACGATATCTTTTCGGGGTTCGGTGAGGAGTATTACGACGACTTTCGCGACACCTACCTCGACTACTATCAGCCGCAGATTGACCGGCAGTATGGGGACGCGCAGGACCAACTCACATATGCGCTGACCCGCGCAGGCACTCTGAAATCCACAATGGCGGCGGAGAAATTCGCCAAACTTGGGGAGAATTACCAAGACCAGCGGGCCAGCACCGCAGCGAACGCACTGAGCGCCACGTCCACCCTCCGGGGCAAGACAAACTCCGAACGGTCGGGCCTTATCTCACTTCTCAACGCAACCGGCGACGCAGACATGGCGGCGAACGAGGCATTGTCCCGCAGTCAGCAGTTGTTCGAGGAAGTGCCCAACGTTTCGCCGTTGGGGCCGATCTTCGCAGGCGTCTCGTCGGGCATCGGCAACAACTATTACAACCAACAACAGCAGTCCCTATACGACCAGTACCTTCGCAGCGCGAACGGTGGGGTCGGTGGCGGCAACACAACGGTGATCGGCAATGTGTAGTATCGGAGCAGCACTCTCAGCCGCCGGGGGGCTTGTTAAATCCCGGCAAGAAAACGCGTACATCGATGCGGTGAACCAGTCCAACAAGGACGCGTTCGCTATGTCGCAGCGTGCCCGGGAAGAAGAACGCGCCCGGCAGAGCGCCTTCGAGGGGGACGCGGTCCAATCGTGGTCCGACACCACCCAGACAATGACAGCAGACAAGTCCGCAGCGTCCCGCGAGGAGGACAGCACCGAGCTGGTCAACCTTCTGGCCGAGCGCCCGGGGAGCCTCGAACAAGGTTTCGTCCCAGAGGTCAAAGACACGTCGGAAGTTGTTCGCTCTGCCGCAGCAGCCAAGACAAACGAAGTAACCAAGGGCGTCATCGACCGGATCAAGGCGCTGGCCGATTTGTCGGCATACAACACCACCGGCGCGGATCGCCGGGAAGAACTGACAAACACCGGGGACATTCTTACCACGATCAACGGCCTGCGTCGGGGTTCGCTCGGCGTGTCTCAGCAGGAGCAGACCATTCCCGCCGCGACCGTGACCCAGGGATCTTCGCTCTTTGGGGACATTCTGTCTGGCGCGGGGGGCGCGCTCAGCATGGCCCAGTTCGGTGGGGCCGCAGGCGGCGGAGGTCTCGGTGGGATCTTCGGCGGTTCCCCCGGGGGTGCCGTAACGTCTTCGATCCGCCCCATGCCGAACCCACGATATTAGGAGCCGAAACGTGGCCATTCAAAATATCCAAGACCCTTACATGCGCCAGGGCTTCTCGGCTCTAGCCAAGGCGTTCGCGCCGCAGTCAGCGTCGTCTCGGATCAGCGCGGACCTGAACGGTCGCCGCGCAGGGTTTGTCACGGCACAGACCGGAACAGAGCAACAAAAACTTCTTGATGCACAACGCGCGGCGGCGAGCCTGCAAGCGGCGCAGCAGGCTGTCCTCAACGGCGACATGACGGAGGAGGAAGCCCGGCGGGCTTTCGCGAGCGCGCTGTTGGGCACCGAGGACGGGCTGCAATACGGCCCAAGCGCGGCGATGGGGATGAGCACGTTCGTCCAGCCGAATTTCCTCCCGGACGATCGG